CAAGATCGTCCACGCGGGCGACACTGACACGGCCATCAGGTTCCCCGCGGCCAATACGATGTCTGTTGAGACGGGTGGCACTGAGCGCTTCAAGGTCGAGAACAGCACCATCACGACGACGGTGCCTGTGCTCCTCCCTGCCGATCCGACGTTGCCCCTGCAAGCGGCGACCAAGGAGTACGTGGACACCATCGCCTCGGCGGGCATCCACTACCACGCCCCTGTGCGGGTCGAGTCTCCGATCAACCTGAGCGCCACCTACAACAACGGCACCTCTGGCGTTGGGGCCACGCTGACCAACGCTGGGACGCAGGTCGCTCTTGTCATCGACGGTGTGACGGTCGCCATCAATGATCGCGTCCTAATCTACACCCAGACCGACCAGACCCAGAACGGCGTCTACGTCGTCACCAATACGGGTTCTGGCAGCACCAACTGGGTCCTGACGCGCTCCTCGGATACCGACACCTATGGCCCCAGCGACCCCGACGGACTTGGCGGTGGCGATGCCTTCTTCGTCCAGCAGGGTATGACGGGTGCGGGTGAGCTCTATGTGTGCAACAACTCCGGCGCGATCACCTTTGGCACGACGAACATCACGTTCACTCAGATCGCGGCAACTGCTGTCTATACGGCTGGCAGCGGGCTGACGCTCACTGGCACAGTCTTCTCCAATGCCGCGCCGGACCAGACCGTCACGCTCACCCAAGGCGGTGCCACGACGATCAGCGGCACGTACCCGAACTTCACGATCACCTCGACCGACACGACATACTCGGCTGGCAATGGCATTGGCCTTGCTGGTACGACCTTCTCGGTCGCCGCAGGCAGCGGTTTGACGCAGGACGCGACTGGCCTCTCTCATGCCGACACCTCGTCTCAGGCAAGCGTCGATAACACTGGCGCTACGTTTGTTCAGGACATTAACCTAGATGGGTTTGGTCACGTCACGGGTGCCGCTTCGGTCACGGTCACTCCGTCGCTGATTGGGGCTCCGCAGAACGACGGCACGGGCGCAACGGGCACTTGGAACATCTCCATCAGCGGTAACGCAGCCAACGTCAATGGAACGGTGGCTGTGGCCAATGGGGGCACAGGAGCGACGACCACGGGTCAGGCGCGGACCAACCTTGATGTGCCCTCCACTACGGGCGGCGGTGCTTCGGGGACGTGGGGGATCAACGTCACGGGTAACGCTGCGACTGTCAGTTCCATAACCAGCGGCCAAGTGACGACAGCACTGGGGTATACACCCGTAAACAAGGCTGGCGACAGCAGCATCGGCACACTGCAATTCACCCAAGGCGACGGCGTTCGATTTGGTCACACAAATCAGACTGACGGAAACGATGGATACATTGCGGCAGGCAGATTTGCGAGTGGCTTGAACATTGTCGGTACGCAGACGACAGCAGGTACTGGGCGTCAGGTTCGGGTCTGGGGCTCACTTATCAGTGATGGCGGGGTCTCCTATGTCCAGAACAGCGGCACTTGGAGTATTTCGATCAGCGGCAACGCTGCGACGGCTACCTCGGCGACGACCGCTGCGTCTGCGACTACCGCAGACCAAATCGACGGCATTGGGTTCCGAAACACTGGTTCTAACTCCGGCGTCAACGCTGACACCTTGGATAGCAATGGCGTCACCTACTACACGGCTGGGGTGCCAAACTTCACGGGCAACGCAACCGACGGTGCGCTGTACTCGCAGGCATACAGTTCAAGCTGGCAGCATCAGATCGCAGGGGATTACCGCTCCGGGCAGATCGCGCTTCGCGGCAAGAATAACGGAACGTGGCAGTCGTGGCGCACCGTCCTCGACAGCGCCAACTACACCTCCTACAGCCCATCCCTCACCGGGAGCGGTGCTTCGGGGACGTGGGGGATCAATGTCAGCGGCAACGCTGCGACCGTCACCAACGGGGTGTACACCACCGGAGCGCAAACAATCGCTGGGGAGAAGACCTTTAGCGACAATATGGTGATTAGGAACACCTCGCCGACCATAAACTTCCGCGACACAGACAACAACGTTGGCTTCATCCACGTCAACAGCAACCTGATGTATGTCCTTCGTGGATCGACCGATGCCACGACTTGGACGCAGGTAAACGGGCAGTGGCCGTTCACGTTCAACCTCGCAAACAATGACGCCAATTGTGGTGGCAGCTTCACCGCCGTAGGCAACGTCACCGCCTACTCTGACATCCGCCTGAAAACTGACCTTGCGCCCATCGCAGACGCTATTGAGAAGGTCCAGTCTCTGACTGGCTACACTTACACTCGCGTTGACACGGGTGAGCGTCACACAGGCTTGATCGCACAGGATGTACAGAATGTTCTGCCGGAGGCTGTCATCGACAACGGACAGAACCTGAGCCTCGCCTACGGAAACATGGTCGGCCTCCTAGTTGAAGCCATCAAGGCACAGCAGGTCCAGATCGACGAGTTGAAAGCCAAGCTGGGGGTGTGAGATGACGCTTCCGTCCAGCGGCACGATTTCCATGAACAACGTGAACGTCGAGCTTGATCGCTCGGGGACTACCACTATTAGCCTGAACGAAGCAGCCGTCCGCGCACTGGCTGGCGTACCATCCGGCCAAATCAGCTTGAGCAGCCTATACGGCAAGAGCAACGTAGGCGAGAACTGGTCTGCCAACTTGGTGGCCGGGTTTAACGGCTACGGCGTCATGACAGACAACGGCACCAACTGGGCGGTCTCCACCAGCACCGGATATGTCCTTTATTCCACCAACAACGGCGTGAGTTGGGTCACGACAAACAGACCGACAACCGTTGGCCTGTGGGGCGCTTCGCGAGTTAGCTCCACCTATCTGACCAACCAAAACGCCAACACGCGCATCCTTGGGTCCACGACTGTCAATGGGGCCTTCCCTACGGTCTACACAGCCGCTCAAATTCTGCGGAACTCGCAGTCCAATGACGGGTGGTTCATTCAGGGCGGAAACAATGGAAGAACCTACTCTTCCAACAATGGATCGACCTTTACTCAGTCAGCCGCCATTGGTGCTAACTCTGCATTCACGGGCATCTATGTGGCCGCTCTTAACCGCACCATGGCTGTGGGTGTAGGCTCTCAGGCAAAGTATCTGAACGGTCCTCCATCCGCAGCGGCATGGACTGGTTCCTGCACAGGACTTACAAGTCAATACTATCAGGTGGCGTGGTCCCCGACCCTGAGCATTGCCGTCACCGCAAGCTACCTGAACACAGCCGTTCACTACAGCACGAACCTTATCAACTGGACCGCAACCACAAACCCGACAGGCCAAGTGATAAACGGCATTTGTTGGGCTGACGGGAGATTTATCGCGGTAGGTGCCGGGGGCGCAATCATGACATCAACTGATGGCATAAACTGGACATCTCGCAGCAGTGGTACCAGCGCAATCCTCCGGGACGTCGATAGCGCAGGTGGTGTTGCTATTGCTACAGGTGACGGCATAGTAATCAGGTCGGTGTAAGGAGACGAATATGCACCTCAAACTCACAAATGGTGAAAACCCGCAGCACTACTCCTTCGTGCAGCTTTTGGCTGACAACCCGGAGCTTGGGCCGATCACCGTCATGCCGCGAGATGTAGACCTCGCAAAATACGAAGTGTATCCGTACACGATGGACCCGTTCCCTGCTTACAGCGAGATCAACCAGACTGTTGAGCTGGGGGCTTTCCGGCAAGAGAATGGGTTTTGGGTGCGTGGGTGGGTCGTCGTAGCTTTGCCTGACGAAGACGCAGCCAGAAACGCCCGCGCTGTGCGAGATGCTGAGATTGCAACCTCAGACTGGACTCAAGTTCTCGACGCGCCCGTTGATCGCGCAGTGTGGGCCGCCTATCGTCAAGCGCTCAGGGATATCCCGCAGCAGGTTGGCTTCCCGCACGACATTGTCTGGCCTGTCGCTCCGCAGTGACTGGGGCCACGCTTCGTGGTATAGTGCCATAAGCCCAAGAGAGGAGGGACATCATGTTTGGCTTTAGCCCCTTCTCCGCGGCACCCTTCTCCGACCTCGGCGCGGCGGCAGACATTGTTGTCGGCGTCATAGGTGTTTCTGCTGGCACTGCTGTGGGTGATGTCGTCGCTCCCGCCGCCGCGCTCCCGACAGGTGTATCTGCATCAGGTGCCGTGGGCGACGTCTTCGTAACCGGAGATGCCAATCTTCTTGTAACCGGGGTGTCCTCCAACGGCCTCACGGACAGTGTTTCCGTCTCTGCTGACGCCAACGTGCTTGCATCTGGCGTCGAGGCCTCAGTCTTCGTGGGGGATGTCGTTGTCACGGCTGGCGCTGCCGCCCTAGCTGACGGTGTTTTCGCTACAGCTTCTACAGGAACGGCTGACGCCGTTGGTGGCGCAAATATCTTCCCGACCGGGGTGCTTGCGACTGGCGGGGTCGGCGATGTGTTCGTCATTGGCTCCGCGGTTGTCACTGTCACGGGTGTGTCCGCTACGGGTGCTATCGGCGACGTCGATATCGAGGTGACGACCTTTGTTCTGCCTGTGGGCGTGTCCGCATCTGGGTCTGTTGGCTCCGTCACTGTCGTTGGCTCCGCAATCGTCATCCCGCTTGGTGTCAGTGCCGTCGGGCGCGTCGGTCAAGTCACTGTCTGGGGCCAAGTCGTCCCTACGCCCGGAACCGTCTGGGACCCGCTCAACCCGGTGCCACCCACCTCTTGGAGTGCGATCTCCCCCTCGCCCGGTTCTGCGTGGACGGAGGTCGATCCAGATGCTATAAATCCATGGACAGAGGTGGGGCCGAACCCGGCGACCACTTGGACAACCATCGCGGCGTGAGGATGACCTATGCCCAGTACATACACTTCGAACCTTGGGGTTGAACTCCCAGCTGATGGCGAACAGGACGGCATCTGGGGTGACGTCGTCAACGACAACATGAACATCCTCGACCGAGCCATCAATGGATCGGTTGTTCTCTCGCTGAGCGGCACCACCTCGACACTAACCACCTCGGACGGCACTCTCTCCAACGGGCAGTATAAGGCTCTGATCCTCGGCGGCACCCCAAGCGGGACGCACACGATCACCATCTCGCCCAACGACGCCCAGAAGATTTACTACGTCTACAACCTGTCAGGTCAGTCGGCGGTGTTCACCCAAGGGTCCGGCACAAACGTCACCATCGCCAATGGCGACACTGCGATCATCTACTCCGACGGCGGTGGCGGGGCTGCTGGGGTCGTCAATCTGACCGATCACTTTGCCATGAACTCTGTCAAGATCACGGGCGGCACGATCACCGGGATTACCGATCTGGCCGTCGCCGACGGCGGTACGGGTGCCTCTGACGCATCCACGGCACGGACCAACCTTGGCCTCGGGACGATGGCAACGCAGGCGGCGTCATCTGTGTCCATAACCGGGGGGGCCATCACGGGCATTACAGACCTTGCCATCGCTGATGGTGGCACGGGTGCCTCGAGCGCGGTTGCAGCTAGGACAAACCTTGGGCTGGCAATCGGAACCGACGTGCAGGCCTATGACGCAGAGCTCACGGCTATTGCCGCTCTCGCCGTGACCGACAGCAATTTCATTGTTGGCAACGGAACGACGTGGGTCGTTGAAAGTGGGGCGACAGCTAGAACCTCACTCGGACTAGGGAGCATCGCAACGCAGGCATCCTCTTCGGTGTCGATTACTGGAGGCTCAATCACAGGCATCACCGACCTAGCCGTAGCCGATGGCGGTACTGGTGCGTCGGACGCCGGAACCGCCCGGACAAACCTTGGACTCGGTACCATTGCCACGCAGGCTTCGTCTTCGGTATCCATTACTGGCGGCTCAATTACTGGCATTACCGACCTTGCCGTGGTGGATGGTGGGACGGGTGCTTCCAGCGCAGCGGACGCCAGAACGAATCTTGGGGCTCAGGCCACGATTACAGGTGCTGCCACGTCAATTGCGTCGTCCAACCTGACGGCCTCCCGCGCCCTCGCATCGGACGGCTCCGGCAAGGTGGCTGTGTCCTCTGTTACTGACACGGAGCTGGGATACCTCTCCGGGACCACATCCTCCGTACAAACTCAGCTCAACAACCGGGTCACGTCCAACGCCGACGACGAGCTTACTGGCGGCTACACTACGACCGCCGACAACGACGGGACGTTCTCGTCTGGGACTTATACCCCGACTCCCGCTGGCGGGAACATGAAGCGCATTGTCAATGGTGGTGCGTTTACCTTGGCAGCCCCGTCGGCCTCTGGGGACTACACTCTCGTCGTCCAAATCACCAACAGCGCTTCGGCTGGTGGAATCACCATGTCTGGCTTCAATCGCACCACTGGAAGCTTCACCACGACCAATGGTCACGATTTCTTCGTGTACATCACGAAGTGCAACGGGTTCACGTTTGCCAATGTGGTGGCGCTGCAATGAGCTTTCCGCTGATGCCGCAGCCCTCTCCGGCCAATGATCCGGGAGTTTCATGGGAGCCCGTTGGTGCATTGTCATCCAACCTGCAGCAGCTCTCCGTCAGCCCGGACGGCGTTTGGGTCGCAGCGGATGGCAGCACGGTGGGGACCATTCGTCGATCTACCGACTACGGGGCCACATGGTCTGCAGTGTCTACGGGCTCTTCCGATGTCAACGGCTCCGAGGGCTCAGCCTACGGAAATGGCCTGTTTGTCATCACGGACCTTGCCGGAAACGGTATCTACTCCTCATCGGATGGTTCTTCTTGGACGCTGCGAGAGACAAACAGCCGGGACAACCATCGTGCGAGCTTTAGCGACGGATACTTCGTTGTTGGTTCTGGAACCAACGGCGGAAACGGTGCCATCTATGCCTCGGCCAATGGCACGTCTTGGACCTATAACGCGCAGGGCGCGGTCGGTGCCAACTCTGCCACCTGCGGCATCTATGTCAGCGCGTTGAATCGCACCTTTGCTGGGGGCAGCCAGTACAAATATGTCAACGCCGCGCCGACGTCGGCAACCGCTTGGACGGGGACCCCGACGGGGCTGTCAGGGCGGATCACCGATGTTGCATGGGGAAATTCTATTGGCGTGGTCACCGGACCAAGCGGGATTTACTCATCCGCAGACCTTATCACTTGGACGCTGCGCGCATCCCTGACGAACATGTATGGTGTTTCGTGGTGCGAGACGCAGTTTGTCGCCGTCGGCTCCTCCGGCCAGATTTATACATCCCCAGACGGGGTATCGTGGACAGCAAGAACGAGCGGAACGGCCAACGCGCTATATGGGGCTGCAAGCTGCAACGGTGTCATCCTTGTGGTCGGCTCTGGCGGCACCGTTCTGAGATCATCGTGAGGAAGTCATGACCACAGAGATGCTCTGGAGCGCAGGCTTGTCAGCCCTCCTTGCCCTCGTGGGCTGGATTCTCAAAGGCCATTCCGACGAGGTGCAGCGACTGCAAATCTTGCTCAATCGCACACGCGAGGAAATGGCACGGGATTACGTCACGAAGACCGACGTGCAGGCCAGCATCAACATGCTGATCACCCGGATCGACAACCTCGACGCAAAGATCGATGCCTTGCTGCGGAGCCTTGCCAAATGAGACTTGTCCTCGTCCTCTTGGTCGCCGGGTGCGGCCCTGTTACTGTGTCCTCGGTGGCCTATACCACTGCCTGCCCGAAAGGTGACCGACAGTGCGAGATTCGTCAGAACGCGGAAACGCTCTACTACATGGCCATGCCAGATGCGGCCAGCCAGCTCCTGTGCTCTGGCGACACGCGGGATGCTATGGGAGCCTTGTGCTCTGTCTACTGACGGCAGGCCTAGCTGACGCTCAGGTGACGGGTGACCTCAACACCAACTCCGGCAACACCAACTCCACCATCGGCTCAAACAACAACGACAGCACCACGAACTACAATGGTGCCGGGTCTGCGCCGTTTTCCACTCCCGTGCCGACTGCCGCCGCGCCGACGGTCATGGGTGGTGGTGGCAATGATAGTTGCCTCATCCCGTATCAGCAGGCGTTCCAGATCAGCATCTTCGGCAGGGCCGAGGGTAAGATGGAGCAAGACCCAGAGTGCAACCGCCGCAAGGACGCCCGTCTGCTCGGCACCCCGCAGGAAGCTGGAGGTCTGGGCCTGCAAGTCAGCGGCATCTCGGTCATGTGCGAAAGCCCTGCGATCTTCAAAGCCATGGCACTGGCATCTACGCCCTGCCCGATCTACTCGATTGAGACGGGCAAGCTCTTGGTGGGGCGTGAGGGGTACTTGGCTATGCGTGACAACCCGCACACCTATGTGGTAGGATACGCGCAAGATCGGTCCTTCTGGGACACCTTCCTTCGCATTGGAGAGGAATTGCCCGATGTCCTGCCTCAAGAAAACAGTGGCCCTACTCTGTCTGAGCGCTTCCGCCGCACACGCAGAGCCGACGATGACCAACCTTCGGGGGTCAGCCCAAGCAATCCTTGACCAGCTTACCGCCTCTCAGAGCCTGACGGCTGGTGCGATCTACAGCGCAAGCAATGGCGACATCCTCGCACCGGGCGTCATGCAGACGGCCACCATCACCGAACAGATGCGACTGGATTACAACTCTGACGTACAGGGGGTGATCGACGCGACGTACTACAACGCCGAGCTCCTGTTTCAGGATCAATACGCCGCAACAATGGTCAATCTCGATTCGGCTGTCGATAACCTCGTTGCCGCGACTGCGGTTCTGATGGAGGTTCAGGCCGTCGCCAACATGGCGGCTAACGCCGACACGGTGCAGGAACAGATGGCAGTGCAGGCTGTTCTCAGCAACAACGACATGACCATTAGCGCGTCTGACGTGAGCAACTACAACAACGCTCTCGGCGCTGTGCAGTCCTATGCCCGCGATGCTGGTGCATTCTTGGCCGCATCGCGCAACACGTCGCTGACTGGAGCGACCGACAGCTATGCCGCCAATGCCAACACAAGCCTGTATGGGGCCACGGTGGCCTACAGCGCCACGGCTGACATCATCAACATTTCTGCGGCCAACGCCTTCGGTATCGGCTTCCAAGGCTTCCTCGGCAGCAACACTGTAACGCTGGCTGATGTCTACGCTGCGGGCTACGGCTCGTGAGCGAAGAAGCTGAAACCAACGGCCTGAGAATCGCAGGCTTCGACATCAAGGGCTGGTGGCTTGCCGCCGCCCTGCCTGTCTTGTCCGGGGTCAGCGGCACGATCTACTATGCCTACGACGTGGTGAACCGCTTCTGGGCCGTCGAAGAGAGCGTGGATGGGGTCTTGGGCGTCGAGAGCCGCGTCCAGACCCTCGAGCAGGCGATACAGGACAATGACGTTCGAGGGCTTGCCCCGAAGCTCAGCGCGATCAGCACCCAGATGGGGACGATCCTTGAGCAACAGAAAGAGTTGATGGACCTTCGGTCGATGGTCGAGAAGTCGGACAGCGTGACCAGCAACCTTCAAGGAAAGCTGGAGAAGTACGACGCCGAGATCGAGGACTTGTGGAAGGCCATGGACGATTTGATAAGGAACCCCATGCAATGATGAAGATGGAAGCCTTAGTCTGGGTGGCGTTTTTGGGCGCTGTTGCCGCGATCTTCTGGGTCAGCGGTGATGGCTTTTATCGCTACCCCTGCCAAGACCCCGCGAACTGGGCCGCACTTGAGTGCACCCCGCCGATTTGCCTCCGCACTGGAATGTGCGCCACCGACCTGACAGGAGACTCTCAATGAGCAAGAACAACCCGGAAATGATGGAGGCCAAGCTTCGGTACTTCATCGGCTGCGCCTTGGTGGTGATCTTGGCTGGCACCATCTTCACCATCCTCTACAGTCTCGTCTTCGTGACCCAACCTCTCGGCGAGTCGAGCGAGAACGACCGCAAGTTCTTTGAGCTCCTGACACCCATCGCCTCGTTCATCGTTGGTGCGCTCGGCGGTGTGATGGCTGCAGGCAATAACCGCAACAAGGGTGGCAATGACGAGCCGCCGACACAGGAGTACACCGAATGATGGATTTTGGAGACGCAATCGTTGCCCTCAAGCAGGGCAAGCGCGTATCGCGCACTGGATGGAACGGCAAGGGTATGTGGCTGGAGCTGCAAGTTCCTGACGCTCACAGCAAGATGACCTTGCCCTACGTCTACATGAAGACCGCACAGGACGATCTGGTACCGTGGCTGGCCAGCCAGACGGACGTCTTGGCCGAAGATTGGGGAATTGCAGAATGATCGGACGCATCGTCGGGATGCTTGTTGGCCGCAAGCTCAAGGAAAAGGCCGTGGACGCAGTGCTGGACAAGGTGAACCTGCCTGACCCGGTGGAGGACGCAATCAAGGTTGCAGCCACTGGCAACGTGGGTGACCTGCTCGGCGGGATGGGCAAGGACATGGCAAAGGAAGCCGTGCTAGATGCCGTCACCAAGAAGGTGCCGATCAAGAGACCCAAGAAATGAGGTGGCTCGTTGCCCTGCTCTTGTCAGCAACCCCTGCGTTTTCTACGCCCTACGAGATCACTAGGGTCATCGACGGCGATACGGTGGAGATTGCGGTGGATTTTCTCCCGTCGCCCCTCCCGCCCAAGCTCTCGATCCGGGTGATGGGTGTGGATACACCAGAGAAGGCACCGCGCGCCCAGTGTGATGCCGAGGCTGATCTTGCGAAGAAGGCCAGCGCATTCACTAAGAATGCCGTGGCCAATGCTCTCGAGATCGATGTCGTGATCTTGAAGTGGGACAAATACGGCGGCCGAGTGCTGGGCGAGGTCTATCTTGACCACCAGAGCCTCGCTGAAAGCTTGATCTCGGCGGGCCTAGCCCGTCCATACAAAGGCGAGGCCAAGTCCTCGTGGTGCGAATAGGAGCCCATAAATGAGCCTGATTACCGAAGCCCAACTGGCCGTGATGATCCCGACCAACAAGGAAGTTGGAGAGTGGTGCGCGGCCCTCAACGAGATGCTGCCTAAGTACGGCATCACCACCGACAAGCGCATCGCTGGCTTCATCAGCCAGTGCGCCCATGAGAGCATGGACTTCCGGGTGCTGGAGGAGAACCTGAACTACAAGGAGGCCACGCTCCTGAAGGTGTTCCCGCGCTACTTTGGCCCCGGCAAAGAGAACGCTGCCGAGTATGCTGGCAATCCGCAAAAGATCGCCAATTATGTCTACATGGACAAGAACCGTTCCAAGGCGGGTGCCTTAGGCAATGTGAAGGAAAATGACGGTTTCGCCATGAGAGGCAAAGGTCTGAAGCAAGTCACGGGCCGTGCGAACCATGAAGCCTTCGGAAAGACAGTTGGCATGACCGCCGAGGAGGCAGCCGAGTATTTGCTGACCAAGAAGGGCGCACTTGAGAGCGCGCTGTGGTTCTGGGGCAGCCGCAACCTGAACGATGTCGCAGACACTGGCGACGTGACCCGCCTCACCAAGATCATCAATGGGGGCGACATTGGCCTCGCAGATCGTCAGGCCCGCTATTCTAGGGCCATGTCTGCGTTGGGTGGTACTACCCCTGCCCAAACTCAAGGTGCCACTCCTGCGACGGCTGTTGGGGCTCTACGCAAGGGCTCCAAGGGTGAGGAGGTCAAGAGGATGCAGGCGGCTCTCGGGATCGGCGCTGATGGGGACTTTGGTCCGGGCACTGAGGCGGCGCTCAAGAAGTGGCAGGCAGCGAATGGCTTGACCGCTGATGGCGTAGCTGGCCCGAAGACGTTGGCTAAGCTTCTCGGGTGATGTAGTATCTCCCACAACAGGAGACCGCCATGGCACTCACGAAGCTCGTATTCCGGCCCGGTATCAACCGAGAGACCACCGCCTACGCCAATGAGGGCGGATGGTGGGATGGCAATCTTGTGCGCTTCCGGGCTGGAAAGCCAGAGAGCATTGGCGGCTGGACTCGCTATACCCGCACCCAGATGCTTGGAACTGGACGGTCCCTTCTGACGTGGACCGCGCTTGATGGTACTGTCTACACAGGCATGGGCACCAACCTAAAGTACTATGTTGTGCGCGGCGGTGGCCTGAACGACATCACGCCGATTAGGGAGACGACCACGGCTGGAGCGGTCACCTTCGCGGCGACCAACGGCTCCTCCGTGATTACCGTCACAGATACAAGCAACGGGGTTCTCCTCAACGATTTCGTCACCTTCTCCGGTGCCTCCAGCCTTGGAGGGAATGTCACGGCGACCATCCTCAACGCAGAGCACCAAGTGACACGCGTTGTTGATGCCAACACATACGAGATCACGGTCAGCGTGACGGCAAACGCATCTGACAGTGGGAATGGTGGGGCCTCCGTCATTGGCGCCTACCAGATCAATACTGGCCTCGACACATCGGTGTTTGGTACGGGATGGGGAACGGGTCCGTGGTCTCGTGGGACTTGGGGCTCCGGCTCAACCACCACCGTGCCGGGGGCGCAGCTCCGTATATGGTCGCAGGACAACTACGGCGAAGACCTCATCATCTGCGTTCAGGACGGCGGCATATATTACTGGGACAAGAGCGCTGGGCTTGCGTCTCGGGCGGTGGCGCTTGAAGACTTGGCAGGCGCTCAGGCTGCGCCTACCATCGCCAAGACTGTCATTGTCTCGGAGCGTGATCGTCACGTCATTGCGTTCGGCTGCGATCCAGAGGCCACGCCCGGAGTTCAGGACCCCCTCGTCATTCGCTTCTCGGACCAAGAAGACCCCGCGGAGTGGCGCACCCTTCCGACGACGACCGCTGGAGAACTGCGTATCGGCACTGGCTCCGAGATCATTGGTGCCATCCAGACGAAGCAACAGATCATTGTGTTCACCGACGTCTCTGTCCACGCCATGCAGTACATTGGCGACCCCTTCACGTTTGGACTTCAGGAGGTGTCGTCCTCCGTCTCCCTCATCAGCCCCAACGCCATGGTGGCCGTG